GGAGGCTATAGTATCTTGAAGAGACCACGGGTTTATTGTAAATCCTGCCATTTTATAGTAAATTGTACTACCAGCGTTTGTAGTTGAATTGACTACAAACCTAGTGACGATTTTCGCATAAACGGCTCTTGAAGCTTGGCGATAAATAGGTCTGCAAACTCTACTCTCTATTGGCCATAGAGAATTTAATATTGCTTCATCATTAGTAATGATCCTATTAGGGTTTTTGCTTCTAGATTGAACTACAATGTCCTTGACTTGACTTAACATTCTGTTATTATTTACAGTTTTGTTGAATTTTTTCTTGGCTTGTTTCTTAAATTGTTTCTTACCAGATTTGATAGCTAAGTTTGCATATTTCTTAACTAATTGTTGATTATCCTTATTTTGCGCTAATGCTAATAATTGATTCATATTGCTTGGATTGATTCTACCTCTTTCCTGACCCTCTCTTAACAGCTTATCCTCCAGTATACTCCTTAATCATATTATCTAGGAGAGGATGACTTATAAATTGACCAATTTCTAAAGTCGATATCATTTGTTCAATGTTATCAACCTGCTCTTGTAACTCTGCATATCTGCGTTCATTTCCAAAAAACTCATTGTCTAGTATAGTATATGTGTGAGGTCCTATGTCTACATCATACTTATTGCGCAAATTGTGTATACTTGCTCTGGTTGGAATATAAAATCTTTTTACTAATGCTCTCAATACTGGCACTTGTACATGACTGCGATAATTGCTAGCCCAATCATGTAAATATTGCACTTTAGCTTCATCTTCTGTAAGGTCTTTATAATAAGTTGATATATGTTTTTTCAACAAACCAAATTTCAATGCTTGACACATCAAAGGATACCAAATCCAGGTATTCTCGGTTGTAAACCCAAACCCTCCTTTAAGAAAAGTTAGTGTGTATCTAGTAGGAAATTTGATTTTAGCGTCGAATCCAAATATCATATACTTACTATAAAGGTCATTATAGTCTCCGTTGCAAAATAATATTGCAAGTGTAGATGTCAATAATGCCATTACAGAATTGTTTAGTGTAGTAATGCTAATGCCTGTAGGTAAAGAAGGTGTCTTACATCCTATCATGATACAATCCCTTTGTTTTTCATCCAAATCATAAAATAATTTAGTTTTTGACAAAGCCATGTTCCATAAATCAGATATTATCTCCCCTCCACCAAGTCTATTAATTATCCCAATCATGGTAGCGAAAGGGCCACCTTCATGAGAAACTAATTGACTTTGGTCAAATTTACTGAAATCGCTTTCAATAAAATGAACATTATTATTATATTTAACCATTGCCATCATATCATCCCCTGCACAGGTTACGTTGATAACATATTCATGTGTTTCTATATCTGCATCATATACCATGTTAGACATTAAGATGCCTAGATCTGTGGCTGATACACCTGAACCTATATTCCATTTAATTTTCCAACATTTGTTATTATACCATAACATCTTTGGGTGGGAAATTTCTTCTTTAACTCTAACCATAATTTTGTCTGTAATGTCACCAACTAAGATAACATTATCAGGTCCACAATTATATATGGGTCTAACTTGCAATTTCATTAAGAATTCATCCATCTTATTTAAAAGTTCCACTTTAGCTGGGCTTTTAAATCCATTAGCTACATAGCTGCGTAAAGCAGTAGTATACCTAATTTTCTTATTACTATCATCACATCTTGCAATCCAGTCAATGGTAGATTGCTCATCCCATTGAATGTCATTATATTCTCGAGGGAACATAGTTTCAACTAAAACCTTAACCATGCGGTTAGTGTTCCAATTGTAGATTTGATCTGAAGGTAATAAAGGAGGAGCTCGAAATAATCTATTGAGCATAGTTAAAGTAGTATTAGTATTTCTGCCAGGCATAATTAAGAAATTGACAAAGCCTGCCAATTTACAAAATTGAGTTTGTCCTTTAGATATATTAGTATTGATTATAGGTTTAGACATCACCAAAGATTCACGGGGAACAATTGGTTCTGCATAATATTCTACTCGCTTATTAAATGTTAAAATTCCTAACTTATATAAGTGATGACCATAATCAGATATTGATTTACCATAAGAGACTTCCTCTTGTAATTGCCTTTTTGTGTAGCTACTATTAGGGAACATTACTCTCTTATTGAAAGCTCTCCATATATAGTAAATACCAATACACCAAACAAAAACTTTATAAACATTA